TGGAAAAAAAGGAACTCTTACAAAATCAAAGCCAGCTGCAAAAGTTAAAAGATTAAATCGAGTAAATGCTACTGTTGTAAATTATTCTAAAGACGCTGCATCTGGTATTGGTGCAACAACTTTAAATGATGGTTTAACTTACGGAAACTTCCCTATAGGAACAAGAGTTCAAGACGAAAAAATAGCGTTAAATGAGGCAGATATTGTTGCTATTCATGGTATATTTGAATCCACAGATACTTCAGAAGCAAGTGCACCTAAGATGACTTTAACATCTTTGAATGGCCCATCAGGAAAGGCAAGTGATTTAATTATAGGTGAAAAATTAAAAGGTCAGAATAGTGGTGCGGTAGCACTCGTAGCTGAAATATTAACAGATTCTCAAATCACATATATCACTTTAAATGAAACAGCATTTGAAGAAGGTGAAGTTATAGTATTTGAAGAATCAACAGTTCAAGGTTTAATTACAACTTTAGATAACCCTAGCAGAAATATATCAGCAAATTATACATTTACTAATGGTCAAAGAAGCACTTACTATGACTATGGATTTATCACTAGAAGATCAAATGCTAGAGCACCAAAGAAACAGTTAAAAATATATTTTAAAAATGGTTATTACGATTCAACTGATGAAGGAGATATTACAGTAAGAAATTCTTATAATAGTTGGAATTACAGTAAAGAAATTCCTATGATTAACGGTGAATATGTCACAGACACAATTGATATAAGACCAAAAGTTTCTTCTTATACAGTTCTTGAAAATGTAAGATCTCCATTTGAATTTTTTGGAAGAACATTCACTGCATCTGGCAGTTCTGCTGCAAATATATTGGCATCCGATGAAACAATCACTGTTGATTTTAATCATGTTGTTGGTAGAATTGATAGAATTTTCTTAGACAAAACTGGAAGATTCCAAGTTAAATATGGTGATCCTTCAGAGAAAAGAGAAAGACCAACTGGAGTGGATGATGCAATAGAAATAGCAAGTGTTGTTTTACCTCCATACTTATTCTCACCTAAACAAGCAAGCATTGATTTCTTAAAGTATAAGAGATATAGAATGCAAGATATTAAAGAACTTGAGGAGAGAATTAAGAATCTTGAATATTATACATCCTTATCAATGCTTGAGACACAAACATCAAACTTGTTTGTTGCTGATGCTGATGGATTGAATAAATTTAAATCTGGTTTCTTTGTTGATAATTTTACAAGTCTTAAACCACAAGAAACACAAGGATTTAAAGTAAAATGTAGTTTAGACCCCGCAAATAATGAATTAAGACCACAACATTATTGTACTTCAATAGATCTTATGCCAGGCCCCGTTGATGGTGTAGATGCTGGAACTGATCGTGCCTTTCTTGCTGCTGAAGGAACAAATGTAAGAAAAACTGAAGATGTTGTTACTCTTGATTATACTGAAACTGAATGGTTGAGTCAGCAGTTTGCTACAAGAACAGAAAGTGTTACACCTTTCTTAGTTAGTTTCTGGCAAGCAACTGTTAAATTATCACCATCAACAGATACATGGACAGATACCGCGAGAATCGATGCAAAGATAATTCAACAGGAAGGTAACTTTGCGGGCATCATGGCACAGGCAATGCAAGAGTTTGGAGTTGACCCACAAACTGGAATGGCTCCTATACAGTGGAATTCATGGGAAACAAACTGGAGTGGTCAAGACTTTTCAGAACGTAAACGAAATAGAACAGAAACAAGTACTACAACAGAAGAAGAGATTATTAAAGCAGGTTGGATCAATGGTGGATCTGGTGTTAACCACTCACAAGACGTTACTACAACGACTACAACAACTCTTCAAGATACTATTCGTGATACATTTAGAATTGATCATCAAACTAGAAGTGGAACTAGAAAAGTTGTAACAGAACAATTTGATAAAGAATCTCTAGGTGATAGAGTTGTGAGTCGTGATGTTATCATGACTATGCGTTCTAGAAACCTAGAAATTAGAGTGACAAAATGTAAACCACTCACACAGTTATATGGATTCTTTGATGGTGTTGCAGTAACCAAATATTGCACTCCAAAACTACTAGAAATAACAATGCAGTCTGGAACTTTCCAAGTTGGTGAGACTGTTATTGGAAAATTACCAGCTGCTGGTAATCCAGCCGAGGGAACTGATGTTCCTGCTATTAAATTTAGAGTGGCACAAGCAAATCATAGAGCAGGCCCATATAATGCTCCATCAGAAGTTTTTGCTAAGAATCCTTATGTTTCACAAGTAGGTGCATCAGGTCTTGAAACATTCTTAGGAACACCAGGAGTTGTTCAACTCGCATCTGATAGTGGTGGTGCTACAAATATGCCAGCAACGTATTCTTCCACATCAACTATATTGAATATTGATACAAAATCAATGAGTGATCAAGCACAAGGAGATTACTTTGGATATGCTGCCACTGGAATGGAACTCAGAGGTTCATCTAGTGGTGCTACAGCAGTCATTAGTAATAGAAGATTAATATCTGATCTTGGTGCAAATATGATTTGTAGTTTTTATATTCCAAATCCAAATAGTGGTAATCATCCAAGATTTGAAACGGGAACTAAAACATTTACTGTCATTGATAATACAACTAATGATCAAGAACAAACAGATACATTTGGTGAAGATATTTACACTGCTGAAGGAACATTAGAAACAGTTCAAGAAAATATTATTTCCACTCGAAATGCTATAATTCAAACAAGACCAACTAAGGATGCGAGGTCAACTAGAACACTAACAGGTTCTACTGTCATGAAAACAGAGGCTATTAGCACGGCACAGGCAGAAACTGGAAGACGAGATCGTTGGTATGACCCATTAGCACAATCTTTCCAAGTTACTGAAGAGGGTGGTATCTTTATAACAAGTTGTGATATCTACTTCCAAACTAAAGATGACATGGATATTCCCATGACATTCCAGATCAGAACAATGGAAGGAGGAACTCCAACACAAAAAGTTTTACCATTCTCTGAAATAATTAAAGCACCTGATCAGATTCAAGTATCCACCAATGGAACTGTAGCAACTAGATTTACATTTGAATCACCAGTATATCTTGAGGGTGCTAATACAGAATATGCTATATGTTTAGCATCATGGTCAACTAAGTATAAGGTATTCATATCAAGAATTGGTGAGTCGGATTTATTAACTGATGAATTTATATCACAACAACCATACTTAGGATCATTATTCAAATCACAGAACGCTTCTACTTGGGAACCAAGTCAGTGGGAAGATCTTAAATTTGTGATCAATAAAGCTGTGTTTGAAACTGAAGGAACAATGGAGGTATATAACCCCATTTTATCTGAAGGAAATAATCAAGTTGCTAGATTAATGCCAAACTCAATCAATATTAATTCTAAAAAAATTAGAGTGGGTATTGGAACATCATTATCAGATACGACTCTCACTTTAGGTAATACAATTAATCAGTTAGCAGTCAGTGACGGTACAACTGACTTTAGTGCATCATCAAATGCCTCTGGTAATTTTGTTGGTAGTGCTGGTATTGGAACAGGAAGTATGGGTGTTGTTAATGCTGGTTTAGGATATACTCCTGCGTCTGGAACTAAACTATTTGTTGGTGTTGCTCTTACTAATATAACTGCTGGTGGAGACTTTATGACTGCAGATGTGGTAGTAACTGATGGTGGAATTTCATCAGCAAGAATTATATCTTCTGGTAGTGGATTCCAACAAGGTGATGTTTTAGGTATAGGAACAATTGGAACTGCTGCAGCTGGTAGAAATGCAAGACTATCTGTTGTATCAATTGGTAGAACAGATGAATTAGTATTAGATAATGTTCAGGGTGATTTTGCCTTAAATGGATTATTAACATACACTCATCCTATCACTGGTGTAACAACCACATTGAATACACATACTTTTGGAGGTCTTGGAAGTTGCAGAGCACAAAAAATTACATCTGTGAGTGATGGATTACATTTCACAGTTGATCATAGAAATCATGGTATGCATCATGAGCAAAATAGAGTAACACTTACAGAAATTGAAAGTGATGTTGTTCCAACTAAATTATCATTACCTTATGGTTCAAGTTCAACCTCAACTATATCTGTTGTTAGCACTGACGACTTTACCACTTTTGAAAACGTTTCTGTTGGAGCAACTAACCCAGGCTTGTTAAAAATTGGAGATGAGGTGATAAAATATACAGGTGCTTCTGGTGGATCAATTACTGGTATAACCAGAGGAAGTAATAAACAATCATACATTAAAGGATCTCCTGTTCGCAAATATGAACTAGGTGGGGTATCTCTGTCAAGAATTAATAAAACTCACTTATTAAGTAACGTGACTGATTTAGATCCAAATCCAATTACTTTTGATAGTTACACAATTAAAATCGATGCTGGTGGTGATATATCAGGTGAAAATGAATTGTATTCTATCAATAGAAAATCTGATGGAAGTGCAGCGAGTAATCCTAAATTATACTTTAATGACACTAAATCTGCTGGTGGGTATAATGCTCATGCAACACAAAATATTCCTTTCCAGATTATTTCACCAAATATCGCGAACATAGCTGTTCCTGGTACTACAGTATCTGCTGCTATGAAAACAATATCTGCAGCAAGTTTAGGTAATGGATTAGGTCAAGGAACTGATGTTCCTTTCTTAGACAAGGGAAGTGAAAGTGTAACTTTAAATAAATCAAATTATTTAAATTCTACTAGAATGATTGCATCTAGAATTAATGAAACTAATAACACAGTAACTCAAAATTCACCTGGTAGCAGATCATTTAATATAACATTAACATTAGAAACAAGTAATCCAAACTTATCTCCTGTTATAGATTTACAGAGAATGAATGCAATCTTAATTTCTAATAGAGTTGATGCTCCTATTACAAATTATAAACAAGATCCTAGAGTTAATACTCTCTTTGATGATCCCACATCATGTCAATATGTTTCTAGAGAAAATACATTAGCAAACTCTGCATCATCGATTAAGATATTGCTTGATGCACACATTAATGAATATTCTGACATTAGAGCATATTATGCAATTAGTGCTACTCCTAACTTTGATCCAATATTTGAACCATTCCCTGGCTATAAAAATTTAAATGCTCAAGGTCAAGTTATTAATGCTGCTGAGAGTGATGGTTTACCTGATAGATTTATCCCTAAATCTGAAGCTGGAGCAGGATTTAAGAGTAGTGAATTAACATTTAGAGAGTTTGAATTTAACATGGAAGATCTTCCACCATTCAAATTCTATAGAGTTAAATTTGTATTAACATCAACAAACCAAGTATATGTTCCTAGAGTTTCTAATTTAAGGGTTATTACTTTAGCATAATGTCAAACTACATTCCAGTTGAAGGCAATTCAGATTTGGTTAGAGATCCAAACACTGATCAAATAATTAATACTAATGAAAGTGCTTATCAACAATATATTACTCGTCGTCAAAAACGTAGATCTGAAAAAGAAAAAGCATTAACCGTTGAACAAGATCTTGCTAATTTAAAAAGTGAATTAGGTGAGATCAAATCTCTACTAAAGGAGTTAGTAAATGGCAACTAAAAAAATTACTTTTGATCCAGAAGCAGGTGCTGCATATGCAGCTAATTTTACCATGCTTGGTGGTGCTAATTTTGAAGGTAACTTTGAAGTTGTAGGAACATCAAATACTGCGTTTAGTCTTGAAGGATATTCTGGTTCATCTCAGATGACTAAAAGTGTTTCCATAGGATCAACTGCTTTCCCTGCAGCGACCTTTGCTGTTGGTTTTACAAGTGCTCTTGATGGAAAGATTCGTATATCTCTTGGTGGAACACAAACTAAACTTTTAGAAGAGGGTAGATATGTGTATGATGTTATTGTCAGTTCTGGAAATACCTTTTACAGACTAGTCGATGGTAACATTCTTGTTCAACCTGGCATATCGTCAATCTCCGCACTATAAATATGGATAGAGGTATAGTATAAATGGCCCAACCATCCACCCGATCAGAACTAATCACTTATGCTAAAAGGCAGTTAGGTGCACCCGTATTGGAAATCAACGTTGCAGATGAGCAAGTTGAGGATATATTGGATGATGCAATTCAATACTTTCAAGAACGTCATTTTGACGGAGTATATCCGACATTTTTAAAATATAAGATTACAGAAGATGATATAAAAAGAGGAAGATCTAGAGATGGAAACACAGATAATGTAGGTATCACTACACAAACAGCAACATCAACAATCGATGGTCAGTCAGTTTCATTTAGTTTTAATGAAACATCAAATTATTTACAAGTTCCACCAGATATTCTCGGTATTACAAAGGTCTTTCATTTTGATGGATCTAATAGAATGTCAAGTGGTATGTTTAGTTTAAAATATCAATTATTTTTAAACGACATATATTATTATGGATCAACCGAACTTTTGTCATATGCAATGACAAAAACATATCTTGAGGATATAAACTTTTTATTAACGACACAGAAACAAATTAGATTTAATAAAAGGCAAGATAGATTATATCTTGATATTGATTGGTCTAGTATTACTGATGGAGAGTTTCTTGTGATTGATTGTTACAGAACATTAGATCCTAATGATTATGCTAGAGTTTTTAATGATTCATTCTTAAAAAGATATTTTACCGCACATCTTAAAAAGCAGTGGGGTCAAAACTTAATAAAATTCCAAGGAGTTAAATTACCAGGCGGAATCGAATTAAATGGTAGACAAATCTATGATGATGCAATGAATGATATAGCAATTATTAGAGAGCAAATGTCTAACACTTATGAGATACCACCTCTTGACTTTATAGGTTAATATAATGGCACTAAATCCGTTTTTTCAACAAGGCTCTTCTGGGGAACAAAGTCTCGTTCAGTCTTTGATTAACGAGCAGTTGAAAATGTACGGTGTAGAAATACACTACATGCCAAGAAAATATTTGACTGAGAAATCAATATTAAAAGAAGTAGTTCAATCAAAATTTGATGATGCATATCCAATAGAAGCATATATTGATAACTTTGATGGCTATGATGATATGCCATCCCTT